ACCGCAGAATCCAGGGCTACGCCCTTGGCCGTAGTCGGGTTGTATACGTTATAAACCGCGATCGCCTGCGCGTTCACATCCGAGATAGCTGCCGCCACAATGCCGACCATTTGACCGTCCTGGGTGTCAGCGTCCAGATTGATGTCATCGCCAAAAATGGCCCGCATGCGGCCCTTTAGGTATTCGTAAATTTCTTCATAGGACGGAGCTGAGATACCTGTCTCAGTAACCGAAAAAACCGGATCATCAATCATGTAATTTCTCCGTTAATACTTGCGGGACCGTAATCCGTGGTGAGGTTGACTTGTATGGTCAGGCGCCGTGTGTTCGGGTCAAGCACTGCCTCAAACTCATCAATTTGCTGAACGCCCGGGGTTTCCAAAATGCGGCTTTTGATTACGAGATCAGCCGCGCTTTGCTTGCCTAAAATCTGCTGCAGATAGGGCGTACCCTCGTCCGTGTCGATAAACCACTGCCCTTGCCAAAGTGCGAGGCGTGTCCGGACATTTTGGGCCACAGCTTCGGGCGTATTGACTAAATAATCGTTTGCATTGTGGCCGAAGCAAATATCGCCGTCGGCCGTTGTTCGTCTTACTCTCATTTAGGCCCTCCCGTATTACTGGAGCCAGTAGAAACGCCGGAATGGACGTGAGACTTGAGGCTGATGCCCGCGGCAGTAACGTCGGCGTCTGTTTCCACGCCACCCGCCATCTGCGCGGCCGCTCCTGCGGCATTGGTCAGCGGTCCTTCGAGCTGGATCGCCGGGGCTTTAATGCTGGCGCCGGCGGAGGCCTCAACCGTAAAATTTTTACACTTCACGGAAAAATCTCCGGACGTCCTGCACTTAACGTTATGACTGCCGGGGTTGAGCTCAATGAAGGCCGCGCCGTCGTCACTGCGCAACTGCACGGCACCGGTGCTCACACTAGCGATTTTTCTAGCCTGGGACCACGGGCCGGGAATAACAAACCCGTCCGATAGATCGTGCATCCTGGCTTCCGGAGGCGGCTGAATTCCTCCGAGCTGCCACCAGTAATCTATTCCCCGGGAGGCGAATACGACCAGGCACTCGTCCCCGGCTTTTATCGGGAACGTGAGGGAGCATCCGCCGCCGTGGGGAAACACGACAGGGCAGTCTAAAAGAAGCGGCATATTTACGAGCTGGATCGAGCCATCCTCCTGCGTCACCCGGCCCTTAATCGCGGGCTGAACTTCGCAGGTCAGCGCGCCCGCATCGAACTTCTGGATGATCCCCGGGAGCGCGGTCCATACCTGTGTCAGCCTGCTGTTTGTAGCCTTCTCAGAAAATCGATTCGGGTCAAAAATTGTTGCGGTTGAATCCATAGCGCCCTCAGTTCGATGTGTATGTAAAAACAGATGGAGCAATCGGTCTGCTGGCTGAATTAACACCCACGACGATCAAATTTGTGTACCAATCCTCGCCACGGGTATCGCCCACGTGCTCGCGGGAAATCACCTGATACACGCCATCCGCCGATAGAAATGCGTCCGTTACCGCCTGATTTTTCGTAACTGCGTCCTCCGACACGGTTGTGTCGTAGTTGTTTCGCTGTACCGAGGCGTTATCGATTTGAATCTTGGCGCCGATTTCCAGGTCCGGATTAAGGAGCGCCTGGACGTCAAGGCCGTCCTCGTCCAGCGTGGGGCGCCCGATCAAGCCGGTATCGGCATTAAGAACGATGACCCTTTCATTAGGGTCATACGTCGGTGTTTTAGGAATGGCGACAAGGCCGTCAACCCCATAGCCCCAATCAAAATTATTTGTGTCGGCGATACCGTTCATGGCGTCGGTAGCCATCCGAAACATGACTTTTCCGCGCGGGAGCCTGGAATCCATGAATTGAATCTTTGGGAGCTGCTTACTGTCGACGCCCTTTTCCTTCATGGCCGCGACAACCTTGTCAAAGATCTCTCGCTGAGAGGCGCCTTTGGCCACCGAGGCATTCACCACCGCATACTGCCTGGCCCTGTCGCCTGTGGCGGCTACCAGGCGCATGAAGGTTTCAGTTTCGCTCTCGCGGCCGACGGATTTCCACCACAAATCGCCTTGGAAAATGATGCCGTGGTGGTTCTGATAGCCCGCTTCGATGATGACGCGCATGCCCTGATTTTCGATGACATTTGTACCGATGCCGAGGCGGTTTACTGTTTCCTGCGAGACGTTGTAAACCGTGATCTCCGCAGTGCATGGCTTGCCGATAACGGCCTGCGAGATTCGGAATTTGCATCGAAATTCGCTCAGGTCAATCGCCTGCTGATTGTCCTTGTCGACCGCCACAACGAGGCGAAAATATCTCAGCCACTGACGATTTTTATTTGTTTGGCTCATTCGTCACTCCAAAATAAACTCAGCGTTTGCCCCATGTCTGAGTAAGTCGGCTCGTAGTTTTTGGCTTGCTTCGGCAACTCGCACCAGAGTGCCCCGCCCATTCGCTTATAGCCAAACTGTGCCAGCAGGTTGACACCTGTCACCAGCGGGAGGCCCTGGAGCGCGTCCGAGCCGTCTGTCCGGACCATATCCAGAAACCAGCCGCCACCATCCGCATCCCTGTATATCAGCGTCATGCGGTAGTTATATTCGCCGAGCCGGATGGAAAAGCTCTGGGCCCCGGTACTTAAAGGAATTTGAT